TGCTGTTCAGTTCTTCTTTGCTGACGCCCATGCCGCCCCACCAATGCTCTGGACGAGCACCGCCGTGCCATTCGATTTCAAAGTGATCTGTGCCAAGCGCTTTCGCGTTATCCTCATTGACCTTGGCTGTCAGCTGACTCATACCTGTCATCACTGCACGCCGTGTGGCTACTGTGACGCGGTTTTTCCAGCCTGTGGCATAGTCTATCGTCCGTAAACCGCTAAAGGTCATCTCTGCGACGGTACGCTTTAAAACCGTGTTGTAATCAAATGCTCCGCTGGCGATATCAAACATCGCACTATCAAGTGTCTGCTGATAGTAATCCGCTAATGGGCTGAATACCAAACCGCCGTCTCCTTTGACCGCAAATCCCAAAGACTGTGTGATGTTCTGCAGGTTTTCATACGTTTGTTGTGCTACTGCCGCGATGAGTTGTTGCAAGCCCACGTTGTCCTTGAATGGTATCTGCTTTATGCCCTTGTACTTGTACAGCTTGGCATCTCGGCTGTATCCTGCCTGTATGATCTGCCGATACATCGTCTTGACCTGCTTGTATGTCAGCCCAAGTTCCTGCTGTATGATCTTCGTAACTTTGCGCTTGCTAAGACCAAGTTCATACGCTCTGTGTATCTGCCAATCTGCCGCCCTTGTTATTTCGCCGTTGATTTTGATACGACGAACAACATCTGCCATGATGCGTTCTTCAAGAGCCTTCATCTGCGGCTCTAAAATCATCGAGAAGTTTTCCAACTCGTTCGGCTTGAACATAGCATCACTCCATCACTTGTGCTGTTTCGGGGAGATTGTTGAGTGCAGTCTCGATATCTTCACCATACCACTTAGCACGATATTCTTCAGGCCGCATAACGCCCATCGAAACATCCTTGCGGTCTTCGTCGCGTTCAAGCTGTGGGTCTGACAGTATGCTGTCACCCCATTCCAGCTCGAGTGTAACAGAACTGCTGTTATCAAGGCCGTAAAGCCGAGCCCAGAAGAGCGCGCCGTCTGCCCAGTCGGATAAAGCTTTTGTCATAGCCGCCTGACAGTCGGTTATCATCGTGTACGATCTCTGTTTAGATGCTTTGACCTCGGTTGCAGTCTTGTCCACAGCTTGTGGGTCTGATATCGTACCATATGCCAGCGAACAGTCAAACTCTATCATACGCAGCTGAGCGTTGAAGCCCTCGAAGTACTCCGACGATCTGATATCGGGAGAGTAAACTTCGATGAGCGGCTTGTCTGTCGCTCCGCTGTAAAAAGGCATCGCCCTGTACAAGCGGTCTCTGCCTGCAGGTGCAACATACTTATCGTTATCACGGTCATACTTCATCATGCTTTCGGAAAGATGAACAGCCGCTTGCTTAGCTTCATACTCCCAGCAAATATCACTGTATCGTCTGTCAGCTTCCTTGATATGTTCTGTTGCACGTGAGTATATCGATACGCCGAGCGGAGAAGTGCTGTCTATCTGGTTCGCCACAGGACATCTGAACAAGCCAAAAGGCAGCTTATTGATACCCGTGAACTTCTGCTCGTCCGCAAGCATTGACCATTCAGGCACCTCATTTAGCGGCACCCTTGCGCCGAGAAAACCGTCTGACATACTGCGGTATGCCTTGTTTTCAACGGTCAGCACGCCATTTGAAATGCTATGAATCTCCATGCGTGTGTATATCGTTTTGCCGATGCGTTTCTGATCTATCAGCACACACTTTGCCATTTCGCCACTGCTATCGAATGCAAGCGGATAGAAACTGTCTGCCTGGATGAACTGTGTCACAAGTCCCGAAGGCGTAACAATTGGCTTGATGATCAGGCTACCTTTTGCCAAACCGTACTCCGAGTATTTTCTCAGCTTCGGTATCACTCCATTGTGCAGTTCATCCATTATCGGCTTCGGGCCTGCGTTGCCTGCTTTGAGCTCGATTGTCATGAGCCGAGCCGCTTCTGATGCAACAGCCGCCGCAGTGCCTGCGCTGAATGTATCTGTGCCCAGCCAAGGAGCATTGCCGCTATACATACGGCTCCACAGTTCGATAGCAGAAGCCATCTTCGTACTGTATGTGTTATCCTCGCCAAGTTCCTTGATGATAGCGGACATCATTACTGCGTAGTTCATTTTCTCACTCCAATCGTATAAACTGCGATATATCCCTCTCAAACGTATATTCAAACGCATCAAGCGTATCGATATCGCTTGTGCCATCGTCAAGCCGCTTGTCTACGACAACGCTTTTCGGGTCCCACACCGCAGTCTCTAATGCTTTAATCAGGCTTTCGCAGCCTTGCTCCATAACGAAAAATCTGCCCTGCGCCATAAGACGTTGAGCAGCTCGTATTCTGTCGTTAATTGATGTTTTCAGTGCGTTCTCGATTTTAAGCCAGCCAAGACCGCGTTTACGCGCCGTTGACCTAAGGCCGAGTATCAAAGTCTGTTCTGCACTATCACAACATACCCTGTCAGGAGGTCCGAACATCACGATAACACGCTGAACAAAGTCGCAGAACATCTGACCGAGGGCTTCGGGGTCTATCTCAATCTGCCTGCCTTCGCTATCCTTGCACTCTATGCGCTCGGATAACAGACCATAAAGCCTGTTGAAACCTCTGTCTGTGCCGGTGCACACGAATGTGTGAGCGGACCCGCTTCCACCGAAGTCCACGCCTATGATTATACGTGATATCTGCGGCACTGTGCTTACTACCATCGTTCTATTCGATGACATATCATCTGCGAACCGTCTGTATATCAGACCCTCTGCCGCTGCCCATCGACCAAGTATCAGACGGTCGAAGTCAACCGTACCGCGGTACTCGTTCTCCATCGCCTGTACAACTTCGGGAGAGAGGTATGGATTATCGTATATCGTGTATTCCTGCACATATCGGTCAATGTTCTGCTTTTTATACAGAAAATCGAAAAACCAGTGATGCGGATTATCGGGGTTACAGGTGCCGTCAAAACGGCTATACGACTTATCGAGACGAGATTCCAACATTCGGAATACTTCGGGATGCCAGGTCACGACCTCATCGCCATAGCAGTACTTTATGCTCATACCTCGGAGACGGTCAACCGCGGTTATCTTATCTGCACCCAGACAGTGAACAGGCTCACCGAACATCATTGCAATGTTATCGCTATTGATGCTCGTTACTAGCTTAGTACCCCAGATGTTCTGCAGGGGTGCTATGATATTGCGCTTGAGCGTACCCTGAGTATGCCCCAGCATAACATTCAGCCCGTCCTTACCGCTTACCGTGCGGATACGTTTCGGAATAACATAGTAATCCATGTAGGTCTTGCCAGATCGGGCAGCGCTAACCAGTCTTTACATTCCAACGATGAGTTGCTTTCATGAAGTAATCATTCTGCTTTGGACTGAAAGACATAAGACCACCCCCTATCCGCAATCATATCTCACCCTCGATACGCCCAAGCACTTCATCCAGCTTAGCGAGAGTATCGGAGTTATCAGCACCTGACGTGAACAATCCGAGATACTTGCCAAGAAGTTCAAGAGCTTTCATCTTGCCTCTCTCTGTGACTTCAACGTCTGCCTTTGCTATCTTAGCGAGTTCGCCGAGAACATCAGTAGCAGTTACCTCTGCTCGTTGTGAGAGCTTTCCTATCATTTCGTCAATGCGTTTTTTTAAATAGGGTTTTTTAGGGTTTTTTTCTTGAATCCATTTGCAAGCATCTTTTGCAGTGCTTTCGGCATATCCCGCCCGAAGTGCCGCTTGTGTGGCGTTCCTATCGACGAGGAATTCAAGGCAAAACTTTTCCTCTCTTGGATTTAATTCTGTTGACATTACCTCATCTCCTGTCTTTTATGTCCTACGCAAAAGCGCCCCACAAATGTGAAGCGCCTTCAAGGAGTATTATTTTATGATCCCACAAGATTTCGGCGGTTTCGGCAAATGCAAAACCTCACCGCCGAAAATCAAAAGGAGAGTCAAACAAATGGTCGTACGGCTGTTGTACTACAACATAATGAGGATTATGTTCCGGGGGCGTTTACTATGCAAGAAAAAGAAATTTCCTAGCCCCGAAGGGCTGTACAGCTTTTGACGAACTGCGTTAAACGTCGGATTTTTTAACTATGATATATAGATTTTGGGGTGAGAATATCCGCAAACTCATTGCCGTCTTTGGTATCTGAATCCCTCAACGGCAAAATTCCTTGAAGGAGGTGAATGTGTACTATCTGCACTCTCTTTATCTGTTTTCCCATTTTAATTTTACTACATCTAAATAAGACATTCAAGCACTTACCCTAGACATTCTAAGACATTCAATGTAGAAAAATTAAAGATTAGTTTGTTCAATTTGTTTAATATAACGAGCAACATATCTCTGCAAAGCTACTTCGCTTTCTTCGCCCATAGCATGAGCCGTGTTTCTCCAGCTTAAACCCTCTTTGCAGTTGAGTTCCAGTGCCTTGCGTACTCGGTATACAGGTATTGCCGCTATATAATCATCAATCTCCGCTATCCTGCGTTCAAGCTCCCTCATCTGAGCAAGCAGATTGATCGTGCCTATGCCGTGTATGTAACCTTCCACCGATACTGTCACCTGTTCATGTGCTGGTTCTCCGCTGTCACCTAACACAGCATCATGTATCTCCTTGCTTTCAAGCTGTCTATCAACACAATCAAGCATCTCGGTCAATGCTCTATGCTGTCTTAACTCTTCGATTTTCAATTTATCACCTCCCTTCACATCGCGAGAATTGCGTTATATGGCATTTGTTTTTTCGCTAGGCGTTTATACTAGCTTTGCCCTTGCGTTTGAATATGGGCTATCTCCGTTCGTTCTGCGGCGTATTATCATTTCATTTCTTCCATTATATCAACCATTCGTTGAAAATGTCTGCCTGTTGTGGTGACTTGTGATGAATTGTAGCTTCGCAGCCCACCATACGAATTAACAACATTTAAGTGTCCTTCATAGTCACTATACACAACTACGCCTTTTGTTCCATCATCAAGTAGCACCTCATCTCCGACCAATATTTTGAGACTATCGGTTTTTTTCTTTTCATAAGCTTCGACCTTTTCGAGGGCGCTGAATACAGTATTATTTATAAAAACTGCATCGACACTATACGTTCCAAATATCTCCACACATTTCGCACCATTATAGCCGCCATGAGCTTCCCCCACTACTATTTCCCTCGCTATTTCCCAAACCTTTTCAAGTCCGTTCCTAAAGCCCTTATCGTATGCGTTCTCACAATCTGCGATGTACGCCTTATTGTATTTTTCAAGTTTGTCCAGTTCTTCGATCGTCACCACACGGTCAATCCCTTCCACATAAAAACTTCTATCATTGTAACGTTTGGTTAACTCGATTATGTATTTATCTCCTATGTATGGCATATCATCACTCTCTTTCCATGTTTATCGGCGTTCCTACAGTTCCCTCACATTCGCACACATGAACCTCAGCTTCGTCTATCATGTGCATAACATCGGCATAAGCCTGCGCCTTTTGGTTTTCCACCTTGTACATTGCTTGCAGCATCTTCTGCTGTACTTTGCTCCGTAACTCAGCGCAATCTATCCAGTATTTCATGGCTTTTCCCTCGCGTTCAGCCATCTTTGAATGCAGTCTTTGCAATTCTCCGATGTAGTAAAGCACCTGTTTTTATTGTCATCGTATTGATATTCATCAGTTAATGCTTCGACTACACAGCGATAATCACCGCTCTTGAAATAGATGTTCATAGTTTCAAGCACAGATAATATAGCATTAAATTCGGCTTCGTTCATTCTTCTGCCTCCTCGTTTAACCAATCTTGACAGCACGTTTCGCAATCCCTCATCATCAGGGAGCACTCTGCGATATGCTTACACTTACAAGGTGGACGTTTGCCGCCTACTGCTGTTATTGGGCAGAATGTGCCTAACCCCTGTATATTTTTTGCTATTGTCATCATCGTGTCGTATTCGTCCCTCTTCAGAAAATACTTCTCACGGTTCGTCATGCCATCAACTCCCCTCCGCAAAACGGGCAAAGCCCGAAGTTGTTCGTCAGCCAATATGTGCAATTTTTGCATTCATTCATCGCTGTCACCGTCCTTACTTAGTGCTATCTTCCTCCGAAGCGCTATTAGTTCTGATTCCATGCATTTCACCAACGCTTCAAGTTTTAGCACTCTTTCATCGATTTTCCATAATGCAATAAATTCAATTACATTTAGCGTGATACCTACTATTGCTATGATAATTATTGCTTTCATTCGCCGTCACCCTCGCTTTTGACCCATTCTTCAATTGATAGCTCAGTGTCTTGCTTCACAGGCTCGGCTTCGATGGTCGGCGCGTCATCGATAATCTGCGGTACAATGCCATGAAGTATCGATTCTTCAATTTGTCTTTGCTTTACATTGTCGCTTATGCTGCGCATATTTTCCATTGTAGCTATCAGTGCATCTGCATCAATCGGTCTCATCTTTTTCCTCCTCCGGTGGTTCGGGCAACGGTTGCCAGTGAGTGACTTTATAGCCGTCACATGGTATGAAGTCCCCTTTATTAGTTCTCCAGTTTGTAGCAATTAAATCATTGTGAATTCTGTTTTTCTCTCCAAGCGCTTTGTAAAATGCTAAAACTTTCTGGCTTTTATCGGGCAATTTATCTTCAACCGATATCCAGCCATTATTTATAGGCTCGGCTTCGATGGTCGGCATATTCTCTATCATGAATAATATCCTGCCAATCAAAGCCTTTTGTGCATCACTTCTTGCGCAGTTCTTAGCTATCTGTGCTATGTTGGTTGTCAACAACTCAGCATCTATCAATTTAACTTCATCAGCCATTTTTATCCTCCTTAAAATCAGCCGTAACATCAAAATACTTGTACACCCACGGATTAAATTTTCGCCCTCTCTGGGCTTTCTTGTACTCCTGCTTCGGCTTCTTCTGTTGCCGCTTTGGGCGGTTTTTATTTTTGCTCATGTTGTTTCCTCTAATCCCTCAAATTTGCTCTGTATGGCGTTTATTTTCTTCTAGGGTAACTTTACCACCCTGTGCATTGAAATCAATTCTAGGTATCTCTCCGTTTGTCTGACGGCGTTTTATGATATCAACATCTGCCGAACTTGCTTTTCGCCATAGATGTTCACTGTTATCTTGCTTGCTCCTCATGTACTCTGCTTGCTTGACTAGATACTCATAGCACTCAGCGCACAGCTTGCCGCTCTCAATCGGTTTGTAACATCGTGTGCAGTATCCCTCGCCTCTCAGCTCTATCGGCATCATACCTTGCTGGCGATTGTACTCACGCTGTTCACTGCGCTTAACTGCTCTGCACACAGCACAATGAGCGTGTTCACCGTCCGTCTTGCGCTTGCCGCATCTTGTGCATATGCCTGCTGCTTTGCGTTTCTCCCTCAGTTTCTTGTTATATTCTCTTTGGTATTCCCTCTGGTATGCTTTGCGCTCTTCGGATATCGGCTTGTTCCTATGAGCCTCATTGTCCTTCATTCGGCATTCAAGACATCGTTTATATCCCTTTTGCAGGTCATTTCTGCCGCAATGTGGACATATACCGTGACCGAGATACCACTCTCTGCGTTCTTTGTCGGTCATACTACCTCATGTCTCCTTAAACACGAACTTACCATCTCTGCAGTACTTGTTCTTCAACAGCTTGCGCTTGATGATATAGTCCTTGGTCTTATGCCCTTTGCTGTCCTCGATAACTGTTACGCCGTTCTGCACATACACGAAGTCCGCTATGTAGTCTATCTTGCGCTCATTCGGCATATTCTCATACTGCCTTGCCGGAAGAAGTTCAAACTTGACCTGTGTTTGCAAGCTGCGTATCTCTCCTGCCCTCTGCATCAAATGCAGTTCGTTGCATCGTATAGCCTCGCGCTTGCTGTCATGTATATGCCCTGATCCGCATTGTGCCTTGTGGCTATGGTATTTGGTTATCACCGCTTTCATCCCCCTTTAATTCCTTCATCAACTTGTTGTACAATGACGGTATTTCATCATCGTGTTTCTGCATTGTGCCGTTAAGGATCGCTTGAAAACGTATGAGCTTTTCAGCAAGTTCTCCTGCCGTCTTATCTTTCAGTTCGGCTTCAGGTGCTATTAACTTATCAAGTTCCGTCATCACACGAAGGCTATCAAGGAATATTTGCTCATATCTTGCAATATCATCAACTTTCTTGATGAACGTCTGCTTGATGAGCTTTGCCTGTTCTGTTGGTATGTTATCAGCCGCACAGACCTTGTAGATGTAGTACATTCCCAGCCAGTATATTTCGTCAGCAATTATCGGGCTGTCAATTTCTTTGCCATTAAATGCAGCTTGATCTATATCTTTTCTATCCATGTTTATTTCTCCTTCGCATAAAGTGATGACGTTCTTGCGCCATCCTTTTTTTAAAACGGAGGTAATTCATCAATCTCCGCTTCTTTAACAAAACATCCTAATATTCTGTCATGTTCTGCTTTGTTTGTGTATATCCTTTTAGTTTTAGGATCATAGCCAACTTTGCAGTCTTCAGCTAATCGCCCGGTAAGTCGGTTTTTAATTACGCTGATAACTCCAACTTTAGGGTCGTTTTCCGACCTTGCATAAGTTAATACCGTGTCAACTCGGTTCGTGATGTCTCCCGAACCGCTTATACTGTCATTGGTTATTTTGCTATCGTTCCCGATTTTTCGGGGATGAGCTATCAACAGCACAGCAATGTTGTATTTCATAGCCAGCAACTTGACGTTTTGAACGAACTTGCTCTGTGCTCGATATAAGTCTTGGCTAGGATCAACATCAACCGCTGTCATAAGATTATCAATCAATATCAGCTTGATATTATGCCGTCTAACTTCGTTCTCTATCGTTTCAAGCAAAGATTCGTTGTCGTTTAGTTCTCTTTCCATTGCTGACGCATTGTCATAGATATATGCACGATCACGATACCATGCATTAATTCTGTCCACAGTTTCATCTGTCAGCGAATACTCTTTGTCTCCATAGCTGTTTTCTGTCTCAACTATGTTTGTATCGCCTGCAATCTGCAAATCAAGCCATCTTTTGAAGTGATAGTCAGGCAACTCTCCAGAGTATATAAAAACAGAATATGGGATGCCTTGTGGGTCTGTCTGATCTAATGCATTAGTGACTATCTGAGAAGCTAATGTCGATTTACCTTCGCCGCGTCTGCCTGTAAGTATTGTTACCGTTCCCATATACAGCCCATTGATTATCTTGTCAATCGAATGTATCTTCGTAAGAATATGTTCTTGCGCCTCCAGATTAACCGCTTTGACATCTGCAAGCTGCTTAACATGATTTGACATTATTTCCTGCGCATTCTCTACGCAAGTAATCAAAGCACTCTTTCCATACTTTCTGAGAATATCATTCGCATCTTTCTCCCCAAGATAATCTTCGCGTCTTACAACTTTCAGCTTTTTGTGCCCGAATCGTTTCAAAAAACCATCAACAAGCGTGATCTTTTCTTTCTCACAATCACCAAATATAATGATTTCTTCAAATTCGCATACCCAATCATAGCAATCATTAACCCACGAAAAGCCATTGCACCCCATCGGCACACTTACCGCATTTTTTATGCCGGCTTCAGCCAACGATAAGCTATCAAGTTGTCCCTCAGTAACCACAAGCCGTGTCTTGTCCTCACATTGTGCCATGCCGAACAATATCTGCCGTGTGTCTTTTTCGGGATACTCTTTTGGGAAACTAACGCCCTTCTGCCAATTAAGATTCCTGTATTTGATGAAAGTCAGGATGTTATTTTCGTTATAGAAGGGGAACACCATGCGATTGGCATTGTGGCTGGCAGTTGTAATGCTGTATCGCTTGCCTACCTCTGCGGATATTCCGCGTGACATCAGATATTTCAGTGCAGGCTCTCTCACCGGGAACTTGATTTGAGGAATTGTGCGATATGTTTTCGCTTGCCCACTCTTAAATTCCAACGGATATTTGAAGTCTCTAGCCAGTTCGACAAAATGCCCTTGCCGCCCACAGCTTGCCCTAAAGCATTTAAACAAGCCATTATCCAGATTAATCGAGAATGTATCATTATCATGTCCGCCGCCGTCACAGTAAGGACAACGCTTGAAAAACAATTCTCTGCCTTTAATTCTTGTCTGAACACTCAGCGATGAAGCCAGCCCATATATATCTTCTTCTTTAAGTTCGTATCCCATCATGTTCCTCCATTGTCAAAATGAATTCTGCCTGTATCTGAGAAATCAAAAATTTCATCGCTGTCATCGCGCTGCGCTTCAAGCGCAAGCGCGGGAGTATTTTGTTTATCTTTGTTTATATATTTGTTTATCTTTGTTCCATTGTTGTCAGTCGTTTGTCGGTCGTTTGTCAATCGTTTGTCACTCGTTGGCCGGTTCGTTTGTCGCTTAGCTTGATATAACCCATAGTTTACCACCGTAAATACGGTGTATTGGAAGTTTGTTCGGCTTGTCACTTCGTTTGTCATTTTTAGGTGTTTTATTGCTGTCCTAACGTTGCGAATTGACAATCCTAATTCTTCAGCTATGGTCGCATAACTGGCAACACGTTCGCCCGGTCTGATGGTTTCACCCATGAACTTTCTTTCCTCATGGTTGCACGTTAATATCAGATGCAGAAACACATCTCTGGTATTGGTATCTTTATACCATTCCCAGTCAGTGATTTTACGATGAATAATTACGAATCCGCCTTTGAGCATCTTATCACCTCCGCAGTACAAAGTTAGTGCAATCGGTACAGATGCCGTTGGAATCGTTATCGATTATGATTTCACTAGCTTTCTCACAGAAGTCCCACTGATACTGATTCCTGCTGCTGTTATTTTGGCAGACCGGGCACAGCCCCCAGAGGTCTACATCTTCTGTGAGTTTGTTCACTTCCTCTGAAAATTTACTCATTGTCACCCACCCTTTTGCAAATAATCTCTCAGCGCATACCACAGTATCGCCTTGATTATTGTTCCGCTATCTTGTTGGCTACACGTTATCACTGTAATGTTATATCGGGCTTGCCAGCTGCATATTGAAGCCAGTACTGATTTTGGAGACATTTTGCTGCGATAATTATGCAATCGAATGTTTTTCCAGAAATCATTATCTTCAATCAACAAAAAAACCTTTGCATTGTCAGCTATAGCTCTTCTGAACTCACGATCAAATCGGTCTCTGCCTTTGGTGAAATTCCCGATAAGTTCGTCCAAATTGTGCTTGCGCTCAATAACATACTTGTCAGCCAGCGAGAATGGCTCTCCATTAGGTTTTATAGCTTCACAAGTATAATCACCATAGTTCAGTTTGTGCGTCATATACGGCGTGTCTGTGGCTTTCAGCGTTGTCTCAATATGTGCCCATTTCTGTTCTCGGCTATCGACAATAACCGAGAACGTTTTGAGCATTTCTTCAATTTCTATCGGATGCATCAGAAGGGTACAGCACCATCGTCAATGACTTCGACAAAGTCAGAGAGGTCTACAGTTGATGAACTTGACACATTTGCTTCATTGGATTTACCGTCAAGCATATCTGCTTTCGGTATAGTGTACTTGCCAGCACGGATATCCTCAGCTGACATAAAGCGTTTACACTGTGTAAACATTCCTGTCTTGCCATTCATCGACCATTCTTTTTCGTTGAAAACAGCACCGACAAGCTTTCCTTTCAGTGACTGTTCGTCCCATTCACTCTCAGCATTGATCTTGAATCCGTTGTTAGACTTTTCAAATGCTTCAAGCTGGCTCTTGAAGAATCCGACAGACTTTCTGTACTTAGCATCATCTCCCTCATTCTTAGGAATTTTCAAGCGGTATGAGCCTTTCCATTTTTTGCTTTCCCAATCGTCAGGAGTTGCTTCATAGAGCTTCTTGAAGAAGCCTTTCTGTTCGCCCTCAGCAATGTCAAACTGGAATGCCAGTTTAACGCCATACTGAGTGTCTTCAACCTTAACTGCCATGATTTTGAGCACATATCCACCCGGTTCAAGCTTAGGAAGCTCCCCCGAAAAAGATGTTGCCTGTGTCTCCTTGTAACCTGTGATACCTAACATAATTATTCCTCGCTTTCAAATATTTTTATATATCATTGGGAGTTAATTCCCAATATTCACGAATTGTTTTGTCAACAGCTTTTAAATCGTTCTCGATTTCATCACCCTCAAACATATCTTCGGGAGATTTTGTGATATCAAATCCATCTGTTTTTGTTCTGAAAAAATGCTTGCCATCTTCTGACATACACCGCAGACATACTGTGACCATGCCTTCAAGGCAAGCTTTGTCATCAAGTAATTTACCGATGGTTTTAAGCTTGGTCATGCCGTTGTCGTTCGTGTCCTCATGCATTATCAGATACACAATAATGTCATTTGGGAGTTTATTCTTTATGAACTTAAACAATCCCCAAAAGTTGTCCGCAAGATCGTTGTAAAGATCAAATACTTGTGCGCCTTTACGCCCACCAGAGTGACCTCTCATAAAGTTGTTAGTCAAAAGATACCCCGCATCGTCGATTATAACAGTTTTGATTTTGGTTTTAGCTACCATACCAGTGAGTTTTTGAATAATAGTTTCATAACTATCCGTAACTATCTGATATGTAAACTTGCGTTTAAACGGTAATCGCTTCCCCTCGACATTAATCAGGAATATTTCGTCTTCGGAAAAGCCTTTTAAACTGCGACTTTTGCCACTTCCTGACTTACCGTATATAAGTACCAGCTCAGCCATTATTTATCACCTCACTTAATACTCATTGTTACGCTATCGACCAGTTCTGCGCCCTCTATTATCAGACCATCCTTGATAGCAGCTTTTATAGCTTCTTTGTCTGCTGTCGGCTTGCTATATTTCAGATAATCATCTGGTAGTTTGTCAAAGTCGGTTATCTCTACTTTTTTGCGCTTTGTGAATGAGCATAGAACTTTTGTCGTTTCAAATTTCTGCCCATTAAGATATCTTCCAAGAACGTTTTTAAGGCTCTCGACCTTTTCTTCTTTCTTTCTTCTGCGCTCTGCAAAGGCGTGTTCTTCGGCTTTAAGATCGGCTATATCCGAATTAAGATTTTTGATCCACATTGCAATGCCTTCTAGCTTTTCATTTCGTGCTATCATAAGCCCATTCAGCCTATCTTCATCGACTTCGCCTGTTTCAGGGTCTACGCAGGTGAGAATAGCTTCATCTATCTCGTACAACTTCATCTTTTATCCTCGCTTTCCAAAATGCGTACACACGCTCACCTGTTTTACTCTCAAAGTATCCTTTCGGGTCTTGCTCATCAGCTGGAATGTTGTATGTTATCAAGCTACATTCTTCATCATCGGGATATAAGCAAGCAAAAGTGTACAGTATCTTATCTTCCACCATGACCGTTTTTCTCCATCATTCGGCTGAGTGCTCTTGCTATGAGCATATCTGCATGATCTTCAAGTCCGAGCATCTCATACTCAGCCCTGCTCATCAATATAGGCTTTTCGGTGATATGCTGCACAAACCTGTCGAACATCTCTGCCTTGCGTGCTATCTCAGCATCACGCTTGATAGCCTCGCCTTCGATATCAGGATATTTCATCGCTCTTCTCCTCATCCTTAATGCCGAGATAGTACTTAATATCATTCGTAGCATATACTTCGTGAGATACATATGCTTTCAGAAACTGGAGTTTCGCCTCAACTTTCAACAGTTCCTCATATCTTGCAAGCGGTATAGATATCATGATCTCATCATTCATCATCATTTTTCCTCCTCTGACTCTGATTTCGGTTCAAGTCCAAAAACCGCTCTTACTGTCTTAGGGCTTACGCCCTCGCGCAGCATAGCCATTGCCACATCAAAATTCGCCTCTGCTTTGGCTCTTTCGTCCAGGATCTGGATAAGTTCTCTCACGGTTATTTCGACGCGGGTTTCAGCGCCGAATGCGTCCATTAATCCCATAGTTTTTCCTCCTATATCAAAACATCATTCCAAAGTTTATCGAATACTCCACGCCGTCATTTTTGAACTTGATACTTGCATCACAGCTTGTTGCTGATAATGATGTTATCTCCACATCACTGCCGTATGCCTGATCGAGCATAGTCTGCATTAATGCAATTATATTCACACCGCTGATACCTTGACTTTTTGGCTGTTTTGTGTTATTCTTGATAGCATCAAAATCGTCATTATAAATGGCTTCCTTTTCGGTGTCTGTCTCTGCTTCGGCAGGGGCAGACTTTTTTTCTTTCAATTCTCCCATCTTGGTATCATCTACGATTCTGCTGACAGTTCCGTAGGAAACTCCATACTTATCTGCTATCTTTGTCATTTTCATCCCTGCGAGATAGTCAAGCGCGATTGCCTGCCTTGTTTCGCTTGGTATCCTATTGCTCATGTAAACACCCCACTATTTCTGTATCTCAACCCTTATCGGAAACTCCTTCCGGAAGTCGATGCCGTACTTTTCCTTCATTTCTCTTTCGCAGTCAATCGGATCAAACCGATGATGTAACCGCGAAGGGTGATCCATAAGGTAGTCCGTCTCTTTGAGATTTTCAACAAGTTTTAAAAGCCGTTTTTTCTTCCAGCCATAGTTAAGTTCTATCGTCCAAAAAAACATTGCATAAACCTGCGGTATCAGCTGTTCTGCGTGCCGTTTATAGATGTCAGCTTCTTGCTTGGCGATTTCCTCTGCCACAGCCTTCCGAAAGTCCTCATAAGAGTTAAAGATTATCGGACCGTTCTTCGGCAGGCATTTCCTCGCTCTCATCGTCTTCCTCCTCGATATCAGCGTGTAGTGCGTGAAGAATTATCATCGTTGCCAATATAGCCGCTGCAGCAACCTCGATGATTGGTATTAATGCTGTTAGCACTATCATCATCCCCCTTTTCAGCGATCATTCTTATGCATTTGATAGCTGCTTTGAGACCTTCACTCAGTTCATCGGAATGTTCTTCGAGTGTCTCAATAAGCTGATTATATCCCCATTCTCTGCGTTTCATTTTTTTCTCGCCTCCTGCTCACGTCGTGCACAGTCCTCTTTGTACTTTTCGAGTCGATTGTCTTTGGCTGCTCTGATGTGTTCGGCTTTTGCATCCTCGGCAAGATATACCAAGAAGATCAGCGTTGCCGATATTGCTAGCATAAAGCCAAGCGCCTTGTGTTCAGCCGCTAAGATGATGCCTGAGTTGAACGCGATGCACCATAGTGCAGTAGCTACAGCAGCCTTTCCTTCGTCAGTCATGCGCTTTCCTCCTCCTCTCGTTCACGGATCCATTTCATCAGCAGGGTATCATATATCTCATACACCCACTGAGTCATTTTGATAGCCACCCCGAAAGGATAGACCTTCTGCTGCAAGCCTGCTCCCAAATGCGCAGGTGATACTGAAAAGCCATGTTCTTTTAGTATCTTGCAGGCTTCGTTGATCGAGATTACTTTCATCATGGTTCAGACCCCCTTATTAGTTTTCTCCTAAAAACTTGTTCACAAAGTATATCTGTCCTTTGCCTGTTACTTTTGTGGTCTTAGTTACTCTGATAGAGCCATCAGGCATATTTACTGTGCTTTCTTTAATTTCCATCAATCCACGTTCCATGCTGTACTGTGACGGCATATTCTTACTTGCTCCGCCTTTCATCAGAAAGCCCTGTTCACGCATCCATCCAAACAGCCTTTTCTGCCCGATGTCAACACCGTTCTGTTTCAATATCTTTGCAAGGTCTCCGATAAGGATTGATGTGTGCGATGCCTGCACACTGTCTGCAAACAGCACAAGTGGTTTATCCTGTTCAACCTTTGTTTCTAGCTTTTTGCGCTTTTCCTGTTCTTCTTTCAACTCTGTCGCAAGCTTTATGAGGAAGTCAGGCTCGGTTATTGCCTTATGGAGTGCATCATCGGTCATGTATGCGCCATGCTTACGGATACTCGGCAGTACTTCTTCGAACACCCAGCGCTCAAACTTCTCTGCTTCGGGAAGCCTGCTTCTGATAATCAGCCTGTATACATTGCCCTCAGAAATAAAAGCGGCTTCCTGCTCTCTGCCTAAACTGTCGGTGATGTAACGTCTCGTTACCCCATCCGCTTTACAGTGGTCCGAAAGTGCTTTGCGTGTATTGGAATAGCCCAGTGCCTTTGCTACATCAGCACCACAAAACAGCACTTCTCCGTTTGCACCATTTAAAGTCCTCACGTTGCCGAACTCAGGGTTCTCAAAAATCTGAATGTTATCCAATCATATTACTCCTTTCTTTTATCGCATTTTTGCGACATTGGATGCAAAAAAAATAGCGATGGCTTCTTCGTTAGTCAAAGAGAGTAATTCTACAATCTTACTAGCTTCGTTTATCTCAAACGAATTATTTTTCAGTTTGCGATAAAAAGTAGCAGGATTTATCCCCATTTCAGCGGATATATTCTCAACTGACTTTCCTTTTTCAACCATTTTGCCTTTGAGTTTCTGTACGTCTAACATCTACACATCACCCCTCTCTCATTGTCGCATTTATGCGACTTTTGTTATTCATATAATAGCATATCATTTTGCATTTGTCAATACTTTTTTTGCATTTTTTGAGAATTTTTTTGAAATCTTATTAGATAGACTTGCGTTTTTGCGAATTTTGTGTTATACTATTTCCAAAGCATAAGGAGGTGCTAAACAATGAAAGTTGGTCAGCGAATTAAATTAAGGCGCGAGGAAATCGGATTATCCGTAGATGAACTTGCTGAAATGCTTGGCAAAAACCGCGCTACCATATATAGATATGAAAGCAATGAAATAGAGAAATTGCCGACTACAGTTTTAGAACCGCTTGCGAAAGCTCTTCATACTACCCCTGCATATCTTATGGGCTGGGAAACAGAAGAAAAGCCCGCCTCCACCGAAGATGAGAACGAGCTTTTAAAAGTTGTTAAAGAACTAGATACGGAATATCAGTACACCGATTCACAAATCCGCCGTATTACTAGCTTTATGCGTTTTGTCGGAACTGAGGATAATAGTGAAGAGTGATGCTATTTCTGCTTTATCGTCCGCGGTATATCCTAAAGCTATAAGCCCCCGCACGATTTCAGCAAATGCTTTCTCTTTTTCATCTTCCGTTAAAACGATATTCATACACTTCACACTCCATTCAATATTTAATGTGCTTACATTATAGCACATTTGTTCCTAAAATTCAATAGTTAACAGGGTATTAAATTACTCTGCAAAAATTATATCATGTCAATAGGAATAATGCAAGTTCGTTAATAGGTCATTTATAGACCAATTACAGTTCATTTATAGTTAAAAGGAGGTAGAGCCCATTGGAAAAACGCGTAATGTCAAAGAAAATATCAGTGATCAAGAAAATCAAGGAAGAGCATAATCTCCCGAATGATTTTATTCTCGATCTTGTTGCCAGAAGTAATGGTAATGTTTCGGATAGCACGCTCAAACGTATTCTTGCCGAAGGTTCGGAAGATGAAAGTTTCCGATATTCCAGTGTAGCAGATTTATACAACGCATTGACAATGGAATTCGGTGAAGACTTTGCTACCAACGATCCCGCCGCATTGAAGATAATTCTGTCCGAGCGTAACAAATGGATAGATAGGCTTGCAGAAGAGATTGAAACACTCAAAGAAGACTATGCCGTGCGTGAAACTCTGTACAGCGAACGGAAACATAATTATGAAAAGACGATAGAGCTTCAGAACACGACCTACGAACAGTCGCTGTCTTTGCTCCGTGAACGTATAGAAAAACAGGATATTATTATTGAAAAGCTATTAGATGCACATTTGATAAAGGAGTGATTTATATGAAAAATAGAAACAATATGAACGGTGAGCCAAATCTTGGAGTAATCTGTCCTAAATGCGGAAGTAACAAATTACAAGCAATTAGTGACGTGAAAGGAAAGGGCGCAAGCTTTTGGAAACTTTGTTTTTGCGGACTTTTAGGTCTTTGTGGCGCTGGTAAGACAGAAACCGAGCATTACTGGGTGTGTGCAAACTGTGGCAATAAATTCAAAATGTAAGGTGTGGTTATCCCTCATGCGCTTTGGACATGATGTATGGGGATGCCATCAAATTGCAGATAGAAGCTTTTTTATAGGTGATTATCAGTTCCCTGTTTGTGCTCGTTGCACAGGTTTGATGATTGGCGAATTAATATATTTGATCGCGTATCGTAAATCAAAGAAATGTACTTTATCCTGCGGCACTTTGTTATGTGTACCACTTGTCATTGACGGAAGTGTGCAAGCTATCAGTTCTTATCATTCCACCAATGCAAAACGCTTTGTGACAGGGGTATTCTGCGGATATGGTTGGTTTGCTATAATCAATAGTTTATTTAGGTTTGTGTTCAAACGTAAAGCACCATAATATAAAAACGCCCCACTCCAACGAGCCGGGGCGTGATTTCTAACATCGAGGTGGTAATATGATCTGTAAAAAATGTAAGGCTGCTATCCCCGACGGCAGCCTTTTCTGCAATTACTGCGGAAAAAAGCAAACATCAACTGTTCGGAAAAGCCGAACACATAAACGAGCGACAGGCACAGGTACAATCACAAAGGACAGCCGCAACAAGACACGCCCCTACATCGTGCGAGCACCATCCACAGCCACAGGGCAAGGCAGGGTATACTTAGGTGCTTACCCCGACATGAAGACCGCACAAGCGGCTCTTGAAGAGTATATGCGTAATGGCAGACCAGACTTGTACAATGCCACGCTTGCGGATATATACAGGATATGGTCGGGCACTCATTTCAACCACGTCGGCGATAATGGCGTGAAGCTTTACAGAAGTATGTGGAAGCGGTTTGAAGCTATCCAGAATGTCAAAATGTCTGATATCAAGACGGCACATTTTCAGATGGTTCTCGATAAGACAACATCGAAATCGGCTGCAAGCATCATCAAGGTCATGGTCGGAATGCTATGCAAATGTGCGATTGAGAATGATATCATCGTCAAGGATTACTCCATGTTTTTGAAAATCCCGAAGTTCGAGAAGAACGAAAAGATCATATTTACCGAAGAACAGATCAGCACACTCTGGCAGCACACCGATGATAAGAGGGCGCAAGCCATACTGGCTATGATCTATATGGGATTTCGTATCGGTGAACTGTTGATGATTACTCCTGCGGATATCAACTTCGAGGAAGGGTATCTCATCACGGGTGAAAAGACCGAAGCAGGCAAGGGGCGTGTGATACCATTCCCACCCGGTATTCCAGATATCAAGGATTTCTTCAAGGGCTGGTGCAAGGGTGTTCCCGAAGATTCGCACATTTGGCAGTACACCACAAATACATTTAGAGATGAAGTTTTTTATACTTGCCTGCATGAGCTGGGCATGATTGATGCAACGATGAGTAAAAATGCAAGATTCAAATTCAATGGTCCGCATCTCACGCCACACTCCACCAGACACACTTTCGGAAGCCTATCTGCAAAGTCTGGTATGCGACCTGATGCACTTCAGAAAATCATTGGTCACGCGAACTATTCTGTGACGGCTGATATCTATATTCATAAGGACGTTGAAGAATTGAAAACGGCGATGACCGCCTTGAAAAAGCCCAATGATACATCCAACAATACGACCAATTGACACGTTTTCAGACGTTTTTACAAAAATTTAAGCGCGTAATATCGCCAAAATCAGCATATTGTTCAACCTTTATTTAACTGTGTTTTAAATGAGTGTTGCGCATTTACGCGGTTTTAAGCGGATTTACAACCATTATACAGCCAATAAAAAAGCATCTGCCAAAATGACAGATGCTTTCTATATAAATTGCATCCAAGTTGCAATTAGTTGCAATTAGTTTATTTTATCTTCTGTTTCTGATCATCGCAAGCTTTTCGAGCAGTTCTTCCTCGGTCTCATCGCCTCGGCTATATCTGCCCATGCTATCTCTGCGAGCGTTCGCACCTCTCGCGGTACTCATGCCGCGATCATAGCCATAGCTTCTGCCGTCCATACCGCGACCGTCTCTCGACATATCGTCATAGTAGCCGCGTGAAGACTTATTGCCCATTTCATTTTCGATCATGGCAATAGTAGTCTTTGTGCTCTTGATGCCGTGAGAGATTGTATCCAGGACTTCAAGATCACCGACGGAAGGCTTGCCGCCTGCCTGACGTATTTTTTCGTTGGCATCTTTCAGTTCGCCAACAAATGTATCATAGGTATCATAGAGTGTATCTAATTCGTGCATATTATATCCTCCTTTCAGGCAATTCTTGTTACAGAAATTGATGCTCCACGTCTAACCGCAAGAGAGGGCGTAGGAGTAACCGCCGCATCATCTACTGTTGCATCAACGTATGCTGCTGACACGGATACACAGCATCCGCAAGGTACTGTGATCGGGATAGATGTGTTGATGTGCCAGTATACTCCTACTGCCGCAGGAGTAACTATCGCTATACTGTCGGGGATAGCAACGCCATTGATCGTAATAGCAACAGCTATCGGTGTTACTTCTCCGTCTTCAGGAATAGCGATGTTACCCTGAACAGTTACCTCGTATCTTGCAAATCTGTTAGTCGTGTTGCCGCGTAAGGTAAGAACTCCTGTAGTAATCGGGATAACATTCCCTCTGCTACATGGGATAGATACAATGTCGAATGGGATAGTGCCGTTTAAAGCAACATTCTCATCGGTTGATGTAATATACCTTGCCATAGTTTTTCACCGCCTTAACCGTTGGCGAAGCCGTATCCGCAGCAGTTGCAGTTGTTTCCAGCTACGTTCTGTGCACAAGTGAAGATCGGCTGATTGCCGAAAACAGGTGTTGTTCCGACAGGGCAGGAACTCAGGCGATTATAGATGCCGTCCACGATCTGAGTATTCTGCGCTATCTGTGATGCCTGACCACGAGCATAAAGGTTTTCCTGTCTCAGCTGTGCGATCTCATCATTCTTAGCATCTATCTTATCCTGATATCTCTGGTCACTCATAGCCCTGAAACCGTCATTGATAGCGTTCAGGATAACCTGTGTGTTCTGGGTGTCACTTGTTCTTGTCGCACAAGCCTCTCTTGCGATGTCTGCACCGAGATTTGCGGTTGCAAGTCTGTTATCCCCAGATGCCTGACACAGCTGCAGCTCTACCCCAGTAAATCCCTGTGCCATAGCCTGCTGTGCGGCGAATGCCTGCTGCATATTTGCCATTTGCCTGCCGTTTGCAGCAATTTCAGCCTGTGAGAAACCATTGTTTACCGCCGCAGTTATGCCATTTCCTGTCTGGCTGATGTTCTGGTTTACACCAGCGAAACCACCGCAAAGTGCTGTCTGAACGTCACCGAAGCCGCTTGTTACCGCGTTCTGAATGCCGTTAACGCTAGTGTTCAGCTGCTGGTCGCGGAAGCCGTCAGAGATGTGCTGTGAGTTGTTGAGCCAAGGGTAGAGGTAATCCATGCCCATCATACCCATGCCCATCATCGCACCATAGCCGCCACCGAAACCGAAGCCGCCAAAGCCACCATTACAGAGTGCGATAAGGAACAGCAGCCCGAGCCAGTCATCTCCGCCACCGAACAGACTGCCACCGAAGCCGCCTCCGTATGGCATACCATAGCCTGCGTATGCAGGTGCCACTGGCATGGAAAAGCCCATGCTATTGTCGTTTGTAAGAGCCATAAAGCCCTCCTTTCTCCCTCTATCTGTTGAGGGTAAGCGACTATCTCCGTCAAGGATAGTCGGTTGATTTATGTCAAGGCTGAGTTGCCTTGTCACCTTTCGTTATACGCAAGTTTTGTATTGTTTCTTGCTATTTATGCAAGTTTAATACACGTTTTGTGCTATTTATTGATATTTGTGCGTATTTGTGCGTATTTGTGTGTATTTTCCTTGCGTTTGCAGAAATTTTCTTTACGTTCGCATGATTATTTCATGCCCAGCATCGCATTAACTCTACCTCGCAATGCAGGAGGTATCTGCCCAGTGTTTGCAAGATGCTGTACAATTGCTTTATAATCTCCCGAAAAGCCCTCTGGTATCTGCAAACCACACTTAACTAAATACGCCGTCGGGTCCTGTTTGAACTGGTCAAACGCCTCTTTGCTCGGCTGTCGTTCAGACTGCTGTGGTATCAGCGGATTTGCCATTGATATCCTCCTTTAGTATCTCAACATCTAGTTTCAAGTCATCGTACAACGCACGGAGAGCGTCGATATCAGCCTTTACGCTGTCGGGTATAACTGTACTGCCTTGTGTAGCTGTGCTTGTTGTGGGCGCGCTCTGTGCATCCTGTGGCTCATCTGTTTCTTCGACCAGTCTGTACCGTTTGAACACAGGCCTATCGAACTGACTAAGCCCCATAGTCTTGGTGTAACAGTACGGTTCGTTTTCATTGATAAACGTTCCCGATGTTCCCGGAGCAAGTGGATAGTTACGCGCCATTGCTTCATTTGATACGCTGACAAAACTGCCTGTGTTCTGCGTTGGCTGACTATACTGCATCATCTGCTGATACTGTTGGTATGGCGGTATATAAGGAAATCCCATAATCACTGCTCCTTCTCATAGTAGTATATCGGCACTTTCTGCCTGCTGTCGAAAACATCGTACACGTTGCCGTCCTGCACGGTAACGGCATGGGTACCTGTGGCGAGGATATAGGTTCCCTGCGGATGATCAGCCGCGAACTGTGCTACCGTGTAACAATCAGGGCAAGTATCAGGCACGGTATGCCGTGTATAGCCGTTGTTGCGGAGGTAACTGTCCCAGACATGATTAACATTGCCCCATGTTCCATGCTTCATTCCTTCGGCAGACAATTCCATGTACACTGTGTCCCAGTCCTTGCCTGTTGCTTTGCAGATCGCACGTATAACGCAGTCATCTTCATTCGGGCTGACGGGATTAGGCTGGTAGTACTCGAATTTCACAGCTATCGCCCCTTTCTTTACAACTATTATAGTTGATATGTACAGAGGTCACAAGGCACTTAATGGCTCATTTTCGGCTCATTTTCGGACACAAAAAAAGACCGCCTGTCACATGGACAGACGGTGTACCAGAGGAAGGTTCTTTTTGAGGATTTTTTTGACCTGGCTTACGGATATATCAAACTCTTCTGCGAGGGCTTCTATGGTGATGCCGTCGATAAGCCGTCGTTTTAACAGCGCCCGATTGCGCTGTCCATTACGACCTCTCACATAGCTATCTATGATATCACATATCTCCTTGTTGCTGGTCATTTTCATCACCCACATCAGTATACACTATCATGGGGTTCATTACAAGGTCAAAAAGCGGTCATTTTGGTATCATTTGCGGTTCAATGTAAAATTTGCATAGCTGATAGAAAGCAAATTTGTAGAATAAAACAAAAAAAGCCTGCCGATCATCAGACCGACAGGCTTTAACTTTACTATTTGAGATAATCAGTAATCTTCTTGATAAAGCTCTCGCCTGCTATACCATTCGGCTGATATCCCCACTTAGTCAAGATATCATTAACAGCCTTTTCTGTGCCAGCATAAAAGCCGTCATGCGAAGCATCGAAGTTCGCAGAGGTTATGCTTTTATCTCTCGCAAGAGCAAGTAGCTGTTTCAAGGCAAGCACACCGAGGTTTTTGTCCCCCGACTTAAAGCCTGCTTTATCCAGTATCGGCTTTTCCGCAGGTTGTGAGGGCTTTTTGTAGCCGTTCAGTTTCTTATCTTTGATGATCTTCGGGTAATCGACATAGCAGATATCCAAGTCAACATTGCCAGATATGCCGCTTACCTTGCCCTCGGAACTGTACTGCCACATACCGTATGTGCCATTGTAGTTGCACTTACTGCCGTATTCAGCTATCCACAGCGCATATCTGTTTGCTACCTCAGCTGTGATGTACTGCTGAAGCGGAGAACGGCTGATGTACAGCCCTGCGAAGTAGCCTGCTTTTTCTAACTCCGAACAGAAGGCTGTCACCAACGCTGAACAGAATGCCTTCCCGCGTGAGAACTGCGACTGCTCTTCAAGGTCGAAGTAGATAGGGTACTCAAACTTTTTGCCCTTGATGACTTCTATGCAGGTCTTAGCTTCGGCAAGTGCATCGGCTTCACTGCCAGCATAGCTGTACCAGTATGCGCCTACATTCAGCCCTGCCGCCTTTGCCTTTTTGTAGTTGTCCTCAAAAGTCGGGTCTTTCTGGACGGTATACTGTCCATATCCTGCTCTAAGAATCACAAAGTTTATGCCGCTTGCCTTTACTTTGTTAAAATCTATGTTTCCCTGCCACTGGGAAACGTCACACCCTTTAACGTTCATGATATCACTTCCTTTCGTATTCAAACTCTACCTCTGACGGCGCAAGTCCCTCGCCAGCCCAGCTGATTGTGGTGGAGTTTGCTGATGTTGGTATCTGTGGGAATGGTACAGGCGGGTCAACAGGCGTGAGCACACCGCTTACCATGCGATATATCTTGCCTGTACCGCTGTCCACGTACTCCTCGGTGGAGAGTGTATCATCGCCAATGTAAATATCAACTGACGTACTGCCTGACGTGAGTGGCAGTTTGTAACCATAGGGGATATAAGACGTTGGTGCGGTTGAACCTTCGACAAGCATGATGTTAGAGTATGTCAATGTGCCGCTCATTTTTCTGAATACCAGATATACGTAATATTCATCATTATTCGTTGTTAGCGTCACAATCGGATTGCTACCTCTCGCGGCATCATACCTTGTTATATTTCCACTTTGCGTCATAAAACTGTATACTATTACGGATTCAGTATCCCCGACACTTGCCCCTGACGTATTGCAGCTAATCGTGTAGCTTGTTGACGGGCTCGCTGGTACGATGAAACCTGCTCCTCGCGATGATACAGACGGACTGCTTACTGTCAGTTCATTGTCATTTATCTGTACTGTGACTAGGTTTGGATTTACCGTTTTATCGTTGGCAACACCGCCATTAATGTAATAGGCTGTGTCCATTGTCCATGTATTGGACGGCTGACGATCTAGATTAAACAGATTATCCGTTCTCTCGCCGCACTCTTGACCGCTTGACGAATTACCAAACACTTTATATCTTTGCAGATATCCAGCTTTAGTCCTCATCAAGGTCACAGGGAGTGTACCGGTGTACACAACTATGGTATAGTCACTCGACAACTTGCGTCCCCAAAGCTCCGCGAAGATATCATTAACTGGTAAGCCTTTGCTTGCTTTCAGCACATCATATATTGATGTCATCTTCATCGCTCCTCAGTGATTCGTCTTCGGGTGTTTCGTCGGGCTTTGTTTCGGTCTCGGCTTCGGCTTTGCCTAAGATATCAGCGGTCTGCTCACTCTTAAGGATATCCTTGTTGAGATTTGATGCATTGGGTGCATCGAGAGTGCTTGCTGTCACAGCCGCAGGGCTTGTCTGGTTATACCATTCGCCAGAGCTGTCTTGTGCCCATATATCGCCAGTGTGTACCACAAGAGCGATGCAATCACGCAGGATATATCCTTCAACGCTGTCATATGCAGGCAGGTCGTCTGCGGTATCAACATGCAGTTCAGCGGTCAGAATCTTGTCGCCGTCTTCTTCGATAACTTTACCTCTGATAATGCTACCGTCTGTTATCTCTGGTGCATCCTCCATCACGCCGAATTCCTCTAGCAGTATACCTTCGATTCTGCTCGGATAGCCCTTGTACCTGTCCAGATAACTCATGTTCATGATTTTTCCTCCTTGTCATTACTATCTATATGTTTCAACCGACGTAGTATCGGTCTTATCCACTGTGCTTCGGGATTAATTGCAGCGTAATTCTCCAGGATACTTACGATCTCCATTACTACTATGTACCCGAATACACTCACTGCTGTCACCGCTCCTGCAACGTCGGTCAGACGTGCGCTGTCATAGTACTGACCGAGATAATCAAAGCCTATGGTTACGCCGATTGCTGTACCCATGACAACTATCTCGCAGAACTTGTTAACGCCACCTTTGCGCATTTTTGCCGATGATATCATATCCAAGACATACGCTTTACAAAAGCCTGTCAAAAAGTCACTTGCTGCCAGTCCGATGACGATCAGCAGCATCACTATATACTTCATGATATCACCTCATGTTGCGAACGGTATAGTACCGACATAAGCATATATCTTGTTACTGTCCTTGACCAGATACAGCGTACTTGCATCCTTTGTTGCAAGGTTAGTGTACTCTGTTCTTGTCATGACCTTAATAGGTATCAGATTCTCTTCAAGCGTTGTACAATTCGCATTACTAATTGTATCTGCGTTGTAAACGTCATTCGCATTCATTCTCTGTAAACTTAGTGCCATGTCTTAACTCCTCCACTTCTTTTGTAAGCTGCTGTACAGCGCCTACCAGATATCTTATCAGCCTGCCTTCATGAACAGTGCTGTATCCGTCAGCATCTTCTCCGCGAAGATCAGGGCTTACGCTGCCTGCCTGTTGTGCCGAAAATCCTATGTCCTCATGTCCGCTGCCGTTTTTCCAGTCAAACTCGATAAGCTTCAGCGCATTTATCACAGATAAACAGTCTTTATCACACGGAGATATATTGTCTTTTAAGCGCTCATCGGAACTGCTTGATATTACGGCATTCAGCAAGCTGTAATTATGCATATTGGTATCACGACGTATGTGCAATGTGTCATCGCTCTTCGTGTACTCGAATATCGTATTACTCATAGATGATCTTGTACCGATGCCCCAACGGATTCGCGAACCGTTTATTAATCGAGTGTCAATTGCATCCGAAAGCTGTGCGATGCATCCAACGTCTGAACCCGAAGAACTCGGGAAAGTAAAGTCGATATAACGGTTATTAAGTGTTATGCCGGGAATATCGCTGCTGCTTGTTATCAGAAGATCATTTCTTATCCATGTAGGCTTGCGGATCTTGATTACATCATCTGTACGGAAATATCCTGCTATCAGATTGTTGTATTTCTCGACTGTCGAGCTGTTTTGCTCACCCCACAAACCGACGAAATCTGTGTAGCCCGATTCGGGGAATGACATCGCTATGCCGTATTCGTTGTCAATCTGAGCAGGTCTTGTTCCTGCCATGTAATCGCCTGTGTCGTCATAGTAGTTGACTCCTCCGTGATTTTTTATCGGGTCATCTACAGTGTATGCGTCGAATCTTCCAGTTGAATTAATCATGCCAGCAACCTGAATGTATTCTGCTCTAACCAAGCCGCTTGCGTATACAGCGACTGTGTCGATACGCTGTGAGTGAACGTCGCCACTCACATACAGGTCTCTGACATACCAGCCTGCGCCTGGTTCATTTTTTCTCCATTCCGCAACAGTATTTGTATATGTTGGCATTTCACAAGTGATTATTATATGTTCTACATTACCCAAATCACCTGTGATTTCGTTGAATGACTGTTTCAGCCAACTGCCATTAGCACCCGAGGTTATCTGATTGCTGCCAATTTCCAGCTGCATTGTGTCCGCACTTTCAAGAACAAGCTTGCCGTTGCGTAGGCTTGCGCTTTCTGCATCCGACCTTGCGATTATTTGCGCAGTCCCTGCAGGCTGTGTCTGTATGGCTCTGATCTGATTGTGAGTAAGATTGCGAAGGTCTCTGTGTCTATAAAGCAAATCACGAAGCTTTGTGTTAGTCATTATCGGAGCATCGTATGTACTCTCCAATTTGACCTGTTCATCAGGTGATATTATTGCATGGTCGGTTATATCCCAGCCGCCAATGTTGCCTTGTGTGCATACGATCGTTATACCTGTGAGTGTTCCTGCCTTAATGAAGTCTGCAACCAGTACTCCGTCTATTGACCAAGCATTTGTATACGGTCCGTCAAAGATGTTACCTCCTGCACTTGCAGACCAGAAGCCGATGCCTGCTGAGTTGATGCGGATACCATGTGTCGCATTCTGCGGATTGATGTTGTCACACCAGATAGTCTCTTTGTTTATACCGTTTGCATCGGGGATAATGTAGAAGTATCCGGATGATCCTCCACGTATGGTGTCTGTGACCTCTGCGATAGCATCTGCAATATCCTGCTCGACTTCGCTTTTGCCTTCGGAAATCATGTTCACAAGCCTGTCAACAGCCTTTGATATCGGGTCAACGTGCTCAGCACGTGATTCGTTCTTGGCTGTCTTGGCTTCGATAGTCCCTGTCACACCGCCCTTGTGTTCCAGTGTCATTGTAGCAGCAGGCATAGTGTATGATGCACCGAATCCAACAATGTCCCAAGGGTCTATCAGCGGATCACCAAGCAGATATGTCAGCTTGCAAGGACGATACGAAAAGTTTTTCAGTGACTGTGCGATTTCCGAAAAGCGAACTTCCAGCATGAAAGGACAAGTAAACGTCATCGCAGTGCCTGTGCCTTCGGTGTATGTTGTTTCGTTATCGACGGTACACACTACTGCTGTATATGTAATCTGCTGTTCTGCAATCTCAGGCTCTGATATCGCATTCACAGGTGCTACATATCCGCTTGATTCGTACCATTTGACGATGACGTTTCCGCTTCTATCGGCACACACAAAGCCACCAAGTAAGATAGCTATCCAGCCCATGATATCGCGCTTAGTCGCGCCGCCAGGTATACCTTCAATCGGATAGGTTCTGAGCACGTTAGTCTGTGCATTGGTCAGCGATAAAGTCATGCTCAGGCTGTTGACAACTTCCTGCATGAGATTCAGCGCACTTGCAGGAAAAGACAGTGCTGTCTTGTGAACGACATCAGCCTTCGACAGCTTATGAGAGCACTCAGCTTCATAGCGTGTGCCGTTCTGTTTTACCTTATCAACAGTAAACTTGCCTATTGGTATGTACGTATACGCGTTATTAGGCTCGTTCCCTGTGAAGTTGTTGATATCAGGAAATACGCCTAACTGCCATACGAATTCGCGCCCTGTCAGTTCTATCGGCTGACTTGTCGTACTCAGTATCGTATCGGTCAGCGTGACTTTTATTGTCGGCGCGATTACCGAGCCAACAGTGATGTTCTGCCCTGACTGCGATCCGTTCGTAAAGTTGATATCTTCCACGCCGTATATATATCCACCGCTTGTCAACGCCAACCTTGACCGCCATGCTCGTGCATCTGCACGGATAGCGTTTTTGATAGTTGTTGTTACGTTGTACACTGCACATCACCTCACTTTTCGATAAGTGTAGCCGTCACAGCTCCGTAGAGCGTTTCTGTGGCACGCCAAGCCTTGACAGGGTATTGTGGGTCGTTTGCGTAGAAGTAGCGTGTAATGTACCCTGTGCTCGCTTTAGGGCAAAACGTCACCGATAGAAACGGCTGCATCGAATTCACAGCCGCATCTATAATGGCGAATTCATTATCGGTGATGTTCTCCCATGACAGCTGCAATTCATACTTAATTGCCACCAAGTCACCGACGAACACGCCTGTGCTATTATTTCTGCCCGAATTCGCTCCCCACAGCTTATGCGGTATGATAGTCAAACCGCTCTGCTTCATCGGAGGCAGCTGCACGCCGTTTACTGTAATCGTTACTGTATTATCTGGCATTGTCTACCTCCTAATAAATGAATTCATTTACGCCCGTTGAATCAACGTGTGTCTTGTTTCTTTCAACAACGTTCCTATATACGACCTCTCCGTCGAGCTCGATTACCATGTTGATGTCACCACCGCCACCACTAAACCGCGACATTGCTCTTGCTACCGCGTTTTCTATTTCGCTTACAGGAGATACAACTTCGGGTTCACGCTTGTTATCACCGAGAATTGCGAGAAATTCGCCGTAGTTCGCAGGGATTGCCATGCCATTTGCAAGTGGTGGAATAGGTGGAATGTTAAATCCCCATGTGGTTGTACCGCCGTGCCAATTAGGCACTTCAATAGACATACGGTTAAGAAGTGAGAAGGCATTGTTAATGCCTTTAATAACCGTGTTGATCGGAGACTTAATAATCTCAGCAACCATTTCAAAGATGCTTTTTATCGCATCCTTTATAGCGTTAAAATGCTTTTTTACATTTTCTATTGAGAACGCATTCTTGATCTTTGTCCATGCATCAGAGAACTTGGTTTTCAGGGTGTTTCCGATGGATGAGAATGCATTTACAATGTCATTTTTGCGATTGACAAAGAATGTTTTAATGTTTGAAAATGCCGATGTTGCAGAAGAATAAGCGCTTGAAAACTTCTGCCCGAGCCAGCTGCCAATGCTTGACCAGCCTGCCTTAAAATCGTCAAAACGTTCCTTCGCCCAATCGCCAATGAACGAGAACGCCTTCTTGACAGCATCACGTCCAGCCCCGAATGCATCTGCAAAGAACTGACCGACAGCACCGAAAATCTGTTTGATACCGTCCCACGCTTTGCTCATGTCACCTGTGAATACGCCGCGGAAGAATGTGACTAAGCCTTTGAGTACATCGGTCACTGTACCGATGACTTTTGTCACTATCTTGATGATAGTTTCTCCGAGACCCTTGACAACAGGTGCCAGCTTATCTATCAGCCAGTTAGCAATCGGAAGCAGATATTTTTTATATGCTGTTACCAGGTCACCTATCAGACCGATAACATTTTCAAACAATGGCTTGATATGTTTTTTCCATAACACGGTAAGGTTATCAAGCAGTGTGTCAAGAATAGGTTTTACCCACGACTCCCAGAAGTTTATGATCGTATCTTTGGTACTGTTCAGGGCTTCTCTCAACGATTCAAATATTGCCTTGCCGTTTTCTTCCCACATTGTTTTTAAGTCTGTGAAGATATCGGTTATTATCGCCATTACTGTTGATAATACTGGCGTTATGCCTTCCGTCCACACAGTATCAAATATCTCTTTGATATCTGCAAAGAGAGTATCAAGTGTCAGCCAGCACTCTGTCGCAAACTGCGTGAGCATCGGCAGGATATCTGTTGTGAACAAGCTGATGAAAGGGAATAGTACTACATTCCAGATGTCCGAGAATACTTTGTTAAAGCTATCAAAAACGCCTGAAACGATATTTCCTATCGTTGTAACGACCGTCTGCATATATGTCACGAAGTCGCCTGTGAAGTATGATTTCAAAGGTTCTGCCAGTGTGCCAAGGTCAGAGAATACTTTTTTTAAGTTTCCTTTGAAAGTTCCAAGCTGGTTCTTGACTTTTTTAAACGCATCATTGAAAACGCCTGAGAAATTCTTGTTAAAATACTTCTTGAAATCAGCGAAAGCTTCTTTAAGTCCGCCGACCATGTCATGTACTTTCTCTTCAAATGCACTCATAGCCTTTTGTGCAGGCCCTGTGTCTGTTGAGAGTGATACTGTTGCTGCCGAATTGCTTGCCACTGGCTTGTCTTCATCGCCACCACCAAGCTTGTTTATTTGGTCGAAGCTTGCAAGGCTCTTGTCATTGGCTTTCTGTGCTTCTTCGGCAGATTCTGCCATATCGGAGTAGCTATCTGCCGCTTTGCCTGCGTCCTTTGAAACGCTTGCTGTTGATGCAGCTGTACCTTGACTCATACCGAATACATCAGACAACGCAGAAGATACTTCCTTTGCTACCGTTGCCATGACCTGCAGTGCCGCTGTGATGCGCTTCACGACCGCCACAGCGCCTGCCAGTATAGGAGTACCAACAGCCGCAAGGAACTCCGTCCAAGCCTGTTTAAGGTTGCCTATGACGTTTTCCCAGCCGTCCGCTTCTCTTGCCGCCTGTCCTTCTGCTCCTGAAAGCGCATTCGCATCCTTGACCATTTGCAGGAGTGCAAGCTGTTTCTGTGCTTCGGATAAATCTTTGAACTCTTTGCCGTACATCTCCAAAGCCTTAGCGTTTCGTGTATATTCCGTTGAACTGATACCGAGTGCCGCATCATTGGCATAATTGCCTTTGAGATAGCTTTTCAGCGTTTCGGATGTATCTTCGAGCGATCTATCATAGTATGCTGCACTGTCCGCAGCTACCTGTAAGGCATCGCTCATCATATCCATAGCCTGCACGCTGTCCATGCCCGATGTCTTTGCAAAAGAGTATATGCTTGTCGCTGTACCCTGTAAACGCTTTTCTAAGATGCCGCTTTCGCTCGCTACCTTCTGAATTGCCGCCTGAGCGCTTGACTGCATTGTTCCGAAGGTCTGTTCAAACTGGCTTTCTGCTGCCTTGACAGATGCCGCGGCTTCTATCATTTCTTTTCCCGAAAAGACTGTACCGATAACAGCGCCTATTCCGAGCAGTTTGCCCTTGATGCTGTCAAGCCCCTTGCCGAGGTTTTTAACGCCGTCATTAAAGCCTTTTTGATTGACTTTGGTATCAAAATTAAGATGTCCGTCTGCTGCCATTTACTCACCCCCTGTGAGCGATTTTATAAACGCTTCATCCTCGTTCTGCTTCCTTTGTTCTTCCTCAGATAGCTTTGTTTTCAGCGTGATAAGTTCCTTATGGTCACGCACAAACCGTTTCTCATACTTGTCGAGCTTTTCACCGCGTGCCATTTTACCACGAAGATATAACACCTGAGAGAACAGACCTTCGTCTATTTCTCCAAACAGCCCGAGGAAAGACCACCAATGCAGATATTTCACAGCCCTGGTCTCATATCCAGCCGCCTTGTTGATTGCAGGAAAGATAATGCTTTCATCCTGTTCCCAATCAAAGGTTTTGACATTGCTTGTGGATTTCGGAGCATCTCCGCCACCGATAAACCAGTAAGCTTTCTCTGCGGCTTCTGCAAGCTTGTCGTGCGGTATCTTATCATACTCTTTATACAAGCATTTCATAGCCACATAGCACTTGTCTCTGTCCGTCAGATCGGGGTCGTTTAATGCTATTATTATCTGCAGAATAACGCGGAAGTCAGTGCGTATAGCATATCGATACCCTGATATCATCAGGCTACCGGGAAGCGAACCTATCATTTTGACAGCTCCGCAAGAAGTGCCTGCTTCTGCTCATCTGTCAGCGATGATATATCAGGCAGTTCATTGTCATCGTTGATAACAGGCTCGATATACGCTGCCATTTTCTTTTCGATATTCGCTCTGCTCTTAGCAGCAGCCGCTTCCATGTCAGCCTTGACCACAGGAAGAAGCGCATCAAGGAATCCCTCTATAAGCAGTTTACCGCTTTCTGTAGCAGACAATACGTTGGTCTTTCCGAAAACGATTTCGCATACTCCCTCACCAAATACATGGTCGAGCTGTTCACGGATAACGCGGTCAGCTTCGATAAATCTCTCTTCTGAGATATCATCCTCAGCCTTGACTTCGTCCATCAGCTTATCTATTGCACTTACCGCATCCTCAAAGCGCTTAGACGTATTGAGGTCTGTCACGTTGATGCGGATAATCTTATTTTCATCGTTATTGATCATGTAGCTTTTATAGCCGTCATCGAAATTGATACTTTGCATAAGTATTCCTCCGAAAAAAGGCGGAACAGCTTTTTACTGTCCCGCCATGTTCTTAAAAGTATTCGTAGTAACTGCCTCTTGTGTTTGAATTCGACTCTGACTCGGCAGCATCATCATCGTCTGTCAGGTCGCCGCTGTAAAAGTCGGAGCATGAGTGGTTGAGTCGAACACCGCAGATCCTGCGACTCTGTTTCCGTCAAACTGAATGTTGAAAGGTATGTTCACGCCGCCCTGCGGACCGCCGTAACTCTGAGGCTTAACAATAACATCCTCAGTCCATGCATCGTATGCGCCTGTGGTCTTATCAACAAGCACTTCGAGTATCTTGGTCTTGCAAGCATCGCCCTTTTTGCGGTTCATAGCAATATCCTTGATAGTGCTGTAAATAGCATCATCAGGATTTGCATAGTAAGTATCGAGATCCATAGTAGGCTCATAGCCGTTGTCCTGTACGGTTGTCTCATCAAGAATATTCTTCTTGACTTCGGTGTCGGGATTCAGCTCGACGCTTGCGTCCTCGACATCCTTACCGAGCAGATACCATGCTGTTGTGCCTCCGAAGGATGAGTCAATGTAGGTAAGCAGATGAGATCTGTTAAGCTTACCACTTGTATAGCTGTAATCAGGCATTTGTATTCCTCCATTCTGTTACGCTAATTCTGCCGTATACTCTGCCGTAATGGTCAGCTGATACATATAGGTGTCCGCGGAGTTTTCCTGCGGCACCGCGTACAGCATACCATTCGCAGCAGTGATACGTGTTATTTCTCCCTGATAATTAACGCCGTCAAATGGCGTTTCCACAGGGATATTGATTTGTTTCGACAGCCACACAGCGAGTTCGAGAAGTACACCAGACGAATTGATACGCTCATAGTCGTTGATTGCGCTGTAATTTGCTGTCAGTAAAAACGTGTGCTGTCGGCGCTGATTTCCAATGATATCTTCTACAAGCAGCATATCACCTGTTGACGATAATGCATAGCTGTCAGCTTTTCCATCAGAAAAGTCAACGTGTATCGTCCCCAGTACTTCGGATATCTTCGGGAATGTGGTAAGCAGCTCCCTGACTGTTTCTATTACGTTCATCGGTTACCGCCTCCTGATGCGATGCGCTGAGCACCGTTCTGTATTGCTTTAAGATGATTTGTTTTCATGGTTTCAAACCACAGACGTTGAGCCTGCGGATGCCGTGTCTTATCATAGATTAGATTGCGATTAGTCAGCACCTTTTTCTCGCCGTGCCGAGCCCAAGGAGATCCTGTGATGCTCGATACCATGAGCACACCATAATACTGATATCTCGCATAAGGCGAAGTGTAATAGATATGTCCTGAGCCTATCTTGGTACCGAGCACAGCCGCCTTTGACAGAATGTTATTTCTCGATGGAGTATACTTAACCATAAGCCTGATAACCTCGCTATCAACGTATGACTGCACATCGTGAAAACGCTTTTTGTTATCTGCACTAAAGGTCTGTGACCATTCAAGGTTTATTTGTGCTCGCTGGTCTCCGATAGATGCGTTCTGTGGCATATCATATCACCTCGCTGTAAGTTCGATGTGCGGAAGACCGCCGTACAAGCACGGATTAACGTTTTTGATGACCGCAAAGTCAGGATACTGCGTGCGGAATGTCTTCATGTCCGCAGCTGTAGCCTGCTCTGTTGCTGTGCTAAAGTCGAATCCCGATGTACCATGCACGATGATGTCACCTGCTTGTGGGATATATGCATCATCATATATGTACACAAGGATGCTGTCCTGCACCTGTACTCCGTTCCTTGTTATGGTCTGTCCTCTGCTGTCGTTCCAGTATACATCATTGATGTTATGCCGTGTGTATGTGTCTTTTGACCATATCGTTATATCTGCGTTTGTCAGCATTATCTCACCCCCGAGAAAAGCAAGCCCGAGCCGCTAAGCCACTTAGTGACAATGTCTCCAACCTTTCCGTTGAGCGATGCCTGCTGGTCTGCACCGCTTGCATAGCTTACAGACCAGCCTTGCACGCTCTCCGCGGTCTTGTTTGCGCTCTTGGCTTGTGCCTTGTCCGCGGTATAGAGGGATTCTGCTATTTCGCAGCAACACATTCTGACGTTATCTGTAACGTTATCTTCTTTGATATTTCCGAACGTTATTGCATCAAGAATTCTCGATGCCTCGCGGAAATAATAGGTATAGGCGGCTGTGATAACCGCCTGTTTACCTGCAAGATATTCGCTGTTGTAATAGGTTTCATCGGCGTAGATCATCACAGCCACCACCTCCGATTAAGACTTAGCTGTCAGAGTGACAGTCTTAGTTACCGCAGAAGCTGCAACAGTTACAGCCTCGGTCGCGCTGTTGTATCCCTTAGCAGTGATCTTTGCGGAGTAGTCACCTGCTCTCAGGTTAAATACTGCCTGACCGCTTGCGTTGGTCTTAAGTCTTGCACCGAGAATTTCGATAGTTGCGCCCTCGATAGCAGTGTTTTCGCTATCCTTTACAGTAAAGGTAACAGTCTTAGTTGTCATAGGAGTACCAGGCTCGAGATAAGCGAAAGGACAACCGGTGCGATCTTCGTTGAGTCTTGTTGCGGGATTAGGCAGAGCCCAGCCCATGCGGAATACGACTCTCAGTGCGACCATATCCTGCTGTGCAAGGTTATAAACGATTTCCTTGGTGGTAGGATCCTGAATAACGCCCTGGTCAAGGATCTTTACGGTGATATCCTGACGGATAGCATATACTGCCTGCGAGAAGTCACCGACTACCAGCTGCGCGATGGAGTTGTCGAATGCGCCATTCTCAGGGAAGTACATAGGCTCGCCGTCCAGTGCGTATCTTGTTGCGCCCTGCATATTGTTGTTGAAGATGGGCAGACCATCAGCGGTTCTAAGACCTCTCAGCTTAGCCTTCATGCCGAGTGCAGCAACAGCACCGTTAACGGTGTAACCATCTTCTTCAACCTTGGAGAAGACGCCGCCCTCACCGAGGATAAGGTCATACATATCAGCAGAGCCGCTTACAGCGACGTTGTTGCCTGCCTGACGTGCTCTTGTGATGATATCAGCATCCCACTCTGCAGGTCTGTTAACGCCGAAGATAGTCGCACTGTCGATTCTCTGTGCGATTGCTTCGTTTACTCTGGGAGTTACCTCGCCGAAGATATCGAACTCTGCATCAGAGAGTACAGCCTCGGGAATAGGAACGATAACAGCCAGTTCAGCAGCTGTCATGAATACGTTATCCCATGCCTGCTCTGTGGTCTGCTTCATGCCTGTGTCGCCGTTTACCCAGTATGCCATAGGGAGCACGTCCAGTACTCTCATTCTGGTCTGATTGCTGGTCATGTTGGGCAGCTTACGCGCCAATGACAGGAATGTGGACTGCTTAGGCACGTCCTGGAAGATGGTCGATACGATCTGTTCGCGGATAATAGCTTCCGCATTTTCTCTTGAAATAATATTAACTGCCATATTTTTTACCTACCTTTCGTTAAGGTTATTTGTTGAACAGGCTCCTGATAGCTTCATTAGCCTGTGTTTTAATACTGTCATTATTACTATCAACGCCTGATGTACTGCTTATAACGCGCGGTACTGTCGGGTCGTTGAAAAGATAGCTCTGGTCTTTTTTGAGCTCTTCAAAAGCGGCTTTCAGGTCAGTTTCCTGATTTTTGCTTGCCTTTAAAGTATCAATGTCGAGGAATGGCATAACAGCCTTGACATCGTGCGCCTTGTACTCTGCAGCGTACTTGCCGACAAGATCGTTGAAATCTCTCTCAGCGAGTTTCTGCTCATACTCGGTATCCTTTGCAGCGAGGTCAGCTGTCAGCTTTGCAATCTTGCTCTGCAGGTCAGCTACATCAACGCCCTCGAAGCCTTTCAGCGTTTCTTTTGCGCTGTCAAGCTGAGTTTTGAACCCTGCTGCTCTGTCCTTTTCGCGCTGAACGTCTTTGCCGTTTTCAGCCATTACAAATTTGATCTGTTCCTCAGTAAGTCCCTGAGCCTGTAAATCTTCTGTTTTCATATCGAAAACTCCTTTCATCGCTAAGTTGTTTAAGGTGTTTTACTGTCCACCTGCGAACATCGTTCTTTAAGCCCTGCGATGCAAAAGGGCGATATAACAAAAGCACCTGTCACCGACATATATGTCGGTCACAAATGCTTAGTCGTCTATTAATCCGCTTGAAATGTGTTCAAGCGTGTCGAGGTATGCAAGGATTTCAGCCATATGATTACCTCACATTTCTGTTCATCGGTTCTGTGCCATAAGGCACTCTAAGCAACTTTTTTCTTTCTGCCGGAGTGACTTTGTTTTTCTTTTTTGCACCAATCGGTGCAGGAACTATCTGCGGTATCTTCTGTGCAGGCGTGTATTTGCCAGCGCCGATGTTACCAAGACCGTCTATGTACACACGTTCACGCTGCTGTGGTATATCCATAGCCGCTGAAAAGCGTGCATACTCTGCGGAGGTAGTTCGGTATTGCGCTCTTGCGTTGATGATATCCTGCTCGTTTGCACCGCCCTCTTTTAGGAGAGCGATCTTTTCACGCTGAGCACGCATCGTGGTTTCAAGTTGTCGTTGGCGTTGCGTTGCTTCGTACTTGTTGTACTTCTTGCCTTTGTACTCGACTTTGACCTTCTCTTTGCGGTTGAGTTCTTCCAGTTCCTTGTCGGTGTAACTTCTTTCGGATATACCCGGAATAAACGGATAATAGTCGTGATAGCAGTTTACACCACAAAGACCTGTCACTGTACCAAGGCCGCATTTGCTGTACAGTTCTTCTTTGCTGACGACCATGCCGCCCCACCAATGCTCTGGACGAGCACCGCCGTGCCATTCGATTTCAAAGTGATCTGTGCCAAGCGCTTTCGCGTTATCCTCATTGACCTTGGCTGTCAGCTGACTCATACCGGTCATCAC